TGAAAACGATAAATGGCTTAAAATTGATAAATCAGTACTTGTATCGTCTAATTATATGACTCAAGTACTTAAAGAATTAAGTAATGCTAAACCGAATTGGAGAAATATTAGACAGATTATCGCTGATGCAAACGTTAATGATTTTGAGGAACTTTACCGTTATTTGTATGATAATGCTTCTAAGTACGCAGATGGAATGGAAGGAATGGTTGCTATTTACATTAACGAGTATAGCTATCAGTCTAATTTCCGTATTGATAAAGAAATTAATGCAATGGCGCTCATTCAAAAATTAATAGAATTAAAATGAAACAATTCCTAGAACATAAATACACTAAACTATTATTTAGTTTATCAATTATGGGTTCAGCCATACCTTCAATTTATGCTGATTTTACTACAGGACATAGTGGTACTTGGACTCATTATGGAATGATATTAACTGGTATTTTATATTTTATAGAATCATCTTTATGGACTTTAGATTTATGGAAAAAGAACAATTAAAAAAAGCACTCGAGTATTATGAAGTTGTAATTTTTGAAAATAAAGATTATGATACTAATGATTTTTACAATTTAAAACGAGAATTACTAAAAGGAGAATACCTTGATTTAATTCAAATTTTTGAAGTGTTAGAATCTATGATTGAAAAAAGACATAATGATCTTATGAATCGTAGAATTAATATTTTAACAGTATGGTCTACAATATTCCTTCCTTTATCATTCTATACTGGACTTTGGGGAATGAATTTTGATGACGTACCTTTGATATCAGATGATAATGGATTCTGGGTATTTTTAGGATTAACAATTATTACAATAGGAGGAATGTTTGCCTACTTTAAAAGAAACAAATGGATTTAATAAATTAATAAAAAATAAATTATGCAACAACAAATGCAACAACCACAAATTGATTTGTCAAAAACGACAGCAATTAATCCTGAAAATGGTAAAGTATGGTCTCAAGGAGTAGTACTTAGAAAAGTTTCTAAATTTGTAACAGGTACATCTGAAGATGGTATTATGCCTATCCCAGTATTTTATGATGCTGAAACTGGAGAAATTTGTTTAGAAACACTACCTAAAGAACTTAGAGAAGAGTACAAGTAATGAAACTTTGGGATTGGCTTAACCAAATAACATACGAGAAGAAAAGTTGGTCTTCTTTTACAGAAGATCAACAAGCTTCGTTTAATCCTTACATGGTTCATCGTTTTGTAAGTATGTATAACGGATATATTGATATAGCAAATATCGCACAGAAAATTCCGTTAACTGAAAAAGAAAAAGTTTATACAATTTACAAAACCTTGTTACCTAAAAAAAAGATGTATTTGAAGTATGTTAAAAACCAAAACCAAAAAAATTACAAAGAACTAGCAGAGTACGTCTCAGATTACTTTGAAGTTTCGCTTGGAGAAGCAGATGAATATATTGATATTCTCCAAGAATATGGCGTAAGAGATATCCTATGGAAAATGGGAGTTAATGAAGACGAAACAGAAAAATTGATTAAAAAAGCAGAGTTATGAATTTGTTAAGAGATATGCTTATTAAATCAGCAGAAGCAGACAAGGCAAAAGCCTTATTATCTTTAGAACTATTAGGTGATAGAGCAGTAGGTATTGGAGATCATTCAACCGAAGATTTTTATAAAAACGCTGAAGAAGCTATTAATATGTTAGCTGATGCTGATGATAGATTAGAAGCAATTAAAAAATATTTACCTTACCAACAAGAAATTATTTAAGTTATGGCCGGAAAAAGTACAGACGACTCAACAATGTGGACAGTAACCACAACTAATGGAATGCCTGATTATGACCCTGTAACAGGAGAGGAAAATCCATTACTAATTAAAGATGAAATTTCGATTCCATATGAAGTAAATGGTTCTCATAGAACAATTCAAGATTTTGAAAGATTATATCCTGAACTAGCAGAAGAATTTCAAGCTGTCCAAAAAGAACAATACGAACTATTTGCTGCTAAAATGATGGATTATGGTTTATCTAATATTTCTCTAGGTTCAGATTTATCTACTAGAGAAGATAGAGACCTTTCACTTACAGGAATTTGGCTCCGTTGTAACGATAAAATCAATCGTTTAAAAAATATGCTCAAGCGTAATGGTAAAAATTATGTTCAGGGTGAAGCAATGATTGATAGTTTTATTGATATATCTAATTACGGCATTATTGCTATGCTTGTTCTTAGAGGAAAATGGAAATAATAGATCGATATAGTTACTTAAAAATCCTGATAAACATTATACAATAAAAATATGAAAATAGCTCTTTGCCTATCAGGATTACCTAGAAATTTAAATAAAGCTTACCCTAATATTAAACAACAACTTTTAGATCCTTATTTACCTGATGTTTTTATTCATACTTGGTATAATAAAGAAGATATAGGGGTCCCTTTATTTAATAGCTGGGGGCAAAAAATTGAAGAGCAACTAGATAATTTTGTTTTATCTAATATTTTTGAAAAATTTAATCCTAAAAAATTATTAGTTGAAAATCAAATTGATTTTGATTTACCTAAAAAATTAAATTTTCCTGAATATGGGTTTAATATGGTTAGTATGCTTTATTCTATAAATGAAGCTAATAATTTAAAAAAAAGATACGAAGAAGAAAATAATTTTGTTTATGACATAGTAATAAGATATAGATTTGATTTAAACATATTTGGAAATTTAGATCTTTTTTCATTAGATTTAGATAATAAAATTTATTGTTTAAAAGAATGCCCTCATTTTAATGGGGTAAATGATCAATTTGCTATTGGTTCTTCTCAAAATATAGATGTTTTTAGTTCTAGTTTAAATATAATTCCTGAACTTTGGAATATGTATCAATTTTTTGGTATAGAATCAGTTTGTGGAGAAACCGTAGTTTATTATAATACTTGGTTAAAAAACCAAATTGAAATAAATATTTTACCTAATGATTATAATTTATTAAGATCATGATATTAATATCACATAGAGGAAATATTAATGGCCGTCAAGAAGACTTAGAAAATACATATGATTATATATTTGCTGCTATAGATAAGGGATATAATGTAGAAATTGACATTTGGGTTAAAAATAATAAAATATTTTTAGGACATGATAACCCAGAATACCCATGTAGTATAGAATTTTTAGGATATCAATCTACTAAACTTTGGATTCATGCTAAAAATATTGAAGCAGTAGAATTTCTTTCAAATTATAAACAATTAAACTGGTTTTGGCATCAAGAAGATACAATTACTCTTACTAGTAAAGGTTATATTTGGGCTTACCCTGGTAAGCAACCTATTGAAAAATCTATTGCTGTAATGCCTGAACTTTTTAATGATTCTATAGATTCATGTATTGGGATTTGTAGTGATTATATAGAAAATTATGGCTAAAAAGAAAGCCCCTAAAATAGTTAGGGAAATACAAGAAAATCCTCCAAAAGAGGTAAATTTTGCTTATGAGAAAAATATTTCTTACTCGCAATTAAGTATGTATACCCAATGTCCTAAAAAATGGGCATTACAATATAGGGATGGACATAAGGTATTTGAACAAAGTATCCATATGACATTTGGTACAGCATTACATGAAAGTTTACAAATGTATTTAGATGTAATGTATGCTAAAAGTGGGGCTGAAGCTGATAGAATAGATTTAGAAACTGATTTTGAAAATAGATTTATAAATGAATATAAGAAAGGTCTTAAGAAGAATGATGGCACGCATTTTGCCGACGCGAAGGGACTTCGCGAATTCAATTCCCACGGAATTGAAATTATAAGATACATCAAAAAGAATAGAGGTAAGTATTTCTCTAAACGTGGTTGGTGGTTAGTTGGGTGTGAGGTACCAATTGTACTTGCGCCTAATCCGCGTTTACCTCGCGTTAAATACATGGGCTTTTTGGATGTCGTAATGTATAATGAAAACACAAAGAAATTCGTTATAATTGATATAAAAACATCAACTAAAGGATGGGGTCCCAAAGAACGCAAAGATAAAACCAAACAATACCAGCTAGTCTTATATAAAAAATTCTTTGCTGAACAATATAATGTTGATATAAACGATATCGATATTGAATTCTTTATAGTGCGTAGACAGCTCTGGGAATCAAGTGATTTCCCAATTAAACGAGTACAACAATTTAGACCACCTTCAGGTAAAACTTCAGTTAATAGAGCTACTAAATTATTAGAAGAGTTTCTAGAAAATTGTTTTACAGAGGAAGGATTTAGTAATAAAGAAATGCCTGAAACACCTAATAATAATTGTAAATGGTGTCCATATTTTAAAACACATTTGTGTGAATCAACATTTGAAAATAAGTCTAGCAAATTTTTTAAATAGACTTGGATAAATAAATAAAAATAATTATTTTATATAAAAAATTAAATTATGTCAATACAAGTTTTTAAACCAAAATATCGTACTGATGAAGTTTTAGAAGAAATCAAAGAATGTCTTGAAATTGGATGGACAGGAATGGGTTTTAAAACTGAAAAATTAGAACAAGAATGGAAAAAATATACTAATTTTGATAATGCTCATTTTGTAGCCTCTAATACGGTAGGTCTTCAAATTGCTCTTAAAGTATTAAAAGACGTAAATAAATGGAGAAATAATGATGAGGTAATTACAACTCCTCTTACATTTGTATCATCTAATCACGCTATTCTCTATAACAATCTAAAACCAGTATTTGCAGATGTAGATGATCAATTATGTTTAGATGTTAAAAGTATTGAATCTAAAATTACCCGTAAAACTAAAGCAGTAATGTTTGTAGGTATTGGAGGTAATATAGGACAATATAATGAAGTTAAAAAACTATGTGATAAACATAATTTAAAACTTATTTTAGATGCTGCTCATATGGCAGGTACTAAAGTAAAAAGAACCTTTTTTGGAGTAGGATCAACTGATTCTCATATAGGATGGGATGCTGATGTAACAATTTTTAGTTTTCAATCAGTAAAAAATATGCCTACTGCTGATGGTGGGATGATTTGTTTCCAAAATAAAGATTATGATGCTTTAGCTCGTAAACTTTCTTGGTTAGGAATTAGTAAAGATACTTTTAATAGAACTAATTCAAAAGGAAGCTATAAATGGGATTATGATGTAATTGATTTAGGATTTAAAGCCCATGGTAACTCAGTAATGGCTTCTATGGGATTAGTAGCATTACGTTATTTAGATGAAGACAATTCTCGTCGTAGAGAAATTTGTAATCTTTATGATCAAGGATTTAAGGGTGAAAATTTAATCATTCCAATTTCTCATAATCCTGAATGCACATCATCAAGACATTTATATCAAATTAAAGTTCCTAATCGAAATGAAGTAATGGAATATTTAAATGCTAATGAAATTTATCCTGGAGTGCATTATAAAGATAATACTCAATATGAAATGTATTCTTATGCTCAAGGTACTTGTCCTAATGCTGCTAAATTAAGTGAAGAAGTAATTTCTTTGCCTCTTCATATGTTTTTAACCGAAGAAGATATTAAAAAAATTATTAAAATTGTTAAAAAAGCGGTAAAAAGATGAAGTTAGAACTAGTAAATTGTGATGAACAATATTGGGAATTTGTTCGTAAATTAAGAATTGATCCATCAAACCAAGAAGGTTTTTTTACCCATGCTGAAATTACTCCGGAACAGCAAAAAACCTATATGGCTATAAATTTTGGGAGTTATAAAATTTGTTTAGCAGATGGAGAACCCTCAGGTTATGTAGGATTACTTAATGGACATGAGATTACCTATTGTGTGTCTCCTAAATTTCATGGTAAAGGAATCGGTACATTTATGATTAAAGAATATGCTCCACGTTGGGGTGAAGTAGATGCTTTTGTTAAAATAGATAATATTGCCTCTCAAAAAGTATTTGAAAAACTTGGGTGGGAAAAACAATTCTATTATAAATTTTCAAAAAAATGATATATGTATATCAAAACAATAAATAATAAAGATTATGAGTAAAAAAGACATGACATTAACTTCAGTTAAAGTCCAAAGTGGTTTATTTGAAGATTTTAAAATTGCTTGTGTAAGATATAAGTTTTCTCTACAAAAACTTGCTGATCGCACAATCCATTTGTATCTTACAGATGAAGATTTTAGAAAAAAAATCCACTCACACACAGATTTAAAAATCGAAGATTAAATTTTAATTAAATAGTTTTAATGGAAAAAGTTTTTAACTATCTTCCCCAAACAGAGAGGAAGAAAATCCTTTTAATTACAGACGATATTAGAGTCCACTCAGGAGTAGCTCAAATAGGCAGAGAAATTGTAATTAATACTGCCCAACATTTTAACTGGGTCCAATTAGCAGGTTCTATCAACCACCCAGATAAAGGTAAACGATTTGATATATCTACTAGTACCAATGAAAATGCAGGAATAGATGATTCTTATGTATTTTTATATCCTGTTGACGGATATGGTGACCCCAATGTTTTACGTCATGTAATAGAATTAGAAAAACCAGATGCAATTTTATTAATTACTGATCCTCGTTATTTTGAGTGGTTATTTGCTATGGAAAATGAAATCCGTAAGGATATTCCTATTGCTTATCTTAATATTTGGGATGATTATCCGGCTCCATTGTATAATAAAGCTTTTTATGAAGCATGTGATTTATTAATGGGAATTTCAAAACAAACAGTAAATGTAAATAAATTAGTTTTAGGAGATAAATCATCTGATAAAATTATTAAGTATATTCCTCATGGTTTAAATACTGATTTTTTCTTTCCTATAGATGAAACTTATCCTAAATTAAAAGAATTTAAAGAGTTTAGAAAAAATTTATTTAAGGGAAAACAATATGAATTTGTTTTATTCTTTAATTCTAGAAATATTAGACGTAAACAAATTCCTGATACTTTATTAGCTTTTAGATATTTTTTAGATAATTTGTCTCCTGAAGAAAGAACTAAAACAGCATTTTTAATCCATACAGATACTAGAGTAAGTGATCATGGAACTGATTTGAATGCTGTGGTAGAATTAGTATTAAATGAATATAAAGATCAAATCATATTTACGGATCAGAAATTTGGTACGGAACAGATGAATTGGCTTTATAATTGTGCTGATACTCAAATTTTATTATCTTCAAATGAAGGATGGGGTTTATCATTAACTGAAGCTTTATTAACAGCAACCCCTATTATTGCTAATGTAACTGGAGGTATGCAAGACCAAATGCGCTTTTCAGTTGATGGAGAATGGTTTACTCCTGATGCTGATGTTCCTTCAAACCATACAGGTAAATATCTAAACCATGGTAATTGGGCTTACCCAGTTTTCCCTTCTAATAGATCAATTCAAGGTTCTCCTAAAACTCCTTATATTTGGGATGATAGATGTCGTCCTGAAGATGCTGCTGAACAAATTATGAATGCTTATATGGACGGAATAAATGGTCGTATTGAAAAAGGATTAAATGGTAGAGAATGGGCTTTAGGAGATGAAGCTGGTTTTACTATGATTCATCAAGCTAAAAGAGTTATAGATGCATTTAATAAATTATTTGAAACTTGGAAACCTAGGGAAAAATTTGAATTTATTAATGTTAATGAAATTGAAAAAAAAGTTGTACCGCATAAATTATTATATTAATGAAAAATACACTAGTTATAAGTTCTCCTTTTGATACATACTCTGGATATGGTGCCCGAGCTCGTGATGTAATAAAAGCAATAGTAGAAACTGAAAAATATGATGTAAAGTTACTTTCTCAAAGATGGGGATCTTTACCTTTTGGTTTTTGTAAAGATAACCCTGAATGGAAATTTTTACTAGATTTAACTATACCTCAACCAATGACAACCCAACCAGATATTTGGGTTCAAATTACTGTACCAAATGAATTTCAACCAGTAGGGAAATACAATATTGGTATTACAGCAGGATTAGAAACAACCTTAGTACCTGGAGATTGGGTTGAAGGTGTAAACCGAATGGATTTAAATTTAGTATCATCAAATCATTCTTTAAAAGCATTTACTGATTCTATTTATGATAAAAAAGATCCTCAAGGTAATTCTCTAGGAAAAACTAAAGTTGAAAAACCTATTGAAGTTCTTTTTGAAGGAGCTGATTTAACCACATACTTCCCAGATAATAAACCTTGTTTAGTTGATTTTGATATTCCTGAATCATTCGCTTATTTATTTGTAGGACATTGGATGCAAGGAGATATTGGTGAAGATAGAAAAAATGTGGGATTATTAGTTAAAGCTTTTTATGAAACCTTTAAAAATAAAAAGAAAAAACCCGCATTAATTTTAAAAACATCTCAAGCTGGTTCTTCTTATATGGATCGAAATGCTATATTGAATAAAATTACCCAAATTAAAAACACAGTAAATTCCAATGATTTACCTAATGTATATTTACTTCATGGTGATTTTAGTAATGAAGAAATGAATTCTATTTATAATCATTCGAAAGTTAAAGCAATGGTTAGTTTAACTAAAGGAGAAGGATTTGGTAGACCATTACTTGAATTTAGTTTATCACAAAAACCTCTTATTATAAGCGGATGGAGTGGACATATGGATTTCCTCCACCCAGAACATAATATTATTATTGGGGGACAATTAGGACCAGTACATCCAAGCACTCAAAATAGTTTTATGAAAGATCCTAATTTTAAATGGTTTTGTCCTGATCATGGACAAATAGGACATTCTTTAAAAGAAGTATTTGAAAATTATAAAAAATATAAATCTTTAGGTAAACGACAAGCTTATTATAGCAAAACTAATTTTAGTTGGGAAAAAATGAAAGAAACATTATTTAATATCTTTGAAAAAAATATTCCTGAAATTTCTAAAGAAATAAATCTTAATATACCTAAATTAAATAAAATAGATGGATAACCTAATTATATGCCCCCGTTGTGAATCAGATGCGTGTTACGTAGATGAAGTAAGTAAAGATATTAAAACACATTTTTGTTATGGATGTGGTTTTCAAACTAACTCACTAATGAAAGAAGAGGAAGAATTTTATAACCAACAAATAGAATTTTTACCTGAATTGTATAAAGACCTTATCTATACAGATGAAAATGGATTAAAATGGATGCCATCTGCAATTAATGTTGCTGATAAAGGAATGGTGTTTGCTAATGGTACTTCATCTAATAATTGGAATTGGAGTGCTGTA